ATGCGACGGGTCATATTTTGCTGGGACGAGACCGCCACTCGTCTTTGGATTCTTTGGGACAACGACCGGCGGGATTCGTTCATGTCTCGGATTTTCCCCAACCATTGGGACCTATTCGCCTACATAGCGTCATGCGCCAATTCGTGGTCCAAGGACTACGATGTGGACATTCGTTCAATCGTTGTCAAGAACCCACATGCAGACTATCAGTCATGGCTGATTGATTGGTCCCCGTTGGAGCATCCAAACGCTCGTTGCATCACCCTTCAATGAAATAGGTGGGCAAACGGTATATACCGTATGGTGCCTCGTTTGAAGCATGGAGCGCAGGAGGCTGAGCCTCATGAGCGACCCGTCGGCGATTGGTTCGGCGGTTCAAGCGCTCCTGCTGATGAACCCTCATCGCACATTTGTCCTTGCCCGAGACGGCGAGGACATGGTGATTCTCACCGAGGACTGAACATGACGCTCACGAGCGACCATCAAACGCACATTCACCATCAATTCTATGCCCTATGCAAGGAACGGGGCTGGGCCTTGGGCCTGCCGACCTGCTTTGACTACGGTTATTTGGACGCTGACATGAAGCGGGTGCAGGCTCGCATCATTCTGAGGGATGGACGCCCCCTCATCCTCTTTCACCCCGCCGCATTTGGCCGTGGGCGCCTCGTGAAGGGCCTCCTACACCACGAACTGTGTCATTACCTCCTCGGCCCCGAGGTTGGCCATGGGCCTCGCTTCTCGGCCTTTGAGGAGGCTTGGGATGGGTATTGGGAGTTCAAGCAGGCGTCGTCCGACTTCGCTCGGTGGCTCATCCGGCAACGACCCGAATATCGCCTCTCGTGCCTCTCCTGCGGGGCGGTTATGCTGAGGAATACAGTTCCCGTGGGCCGAATAGCGTGCCGTGCCTGTTGCGAGAAGCACGCTAATGGCGAATACGACGAGAACTACAACCTTCATATAGGTGTGGTAGGCTGACCTCCAACATGACCGCAGAGAAAATCGGCAAGCAAGAGATGAAGCGACGAACGAAAGCCCACATTCAGCAAGTGTTTGAGGACGCTGGCTTCGTGGCCGTGGAACGGAGCGCTGGCGCCGTGAACTACATCGCCCTCAAGCCCGACTTGGAGACTCAATATGTGGCCGCTTCCATTTACGGCGACCGCCGTGGTGCCGCTTCCATTTGGGTCAAGGACGATGTTTTCCACGCCCTGAAAAGCAAAGGCAAGGTCTCGGCCGACGACGACCGAACCATCCAAGATGTGTCCTTCTTCAAGCGAGGCATGGCGTGGAAAATTGAAATCCACGACCTCTCGGACGCCCTCATCGGCGACATTCTCAACGAAACCATGGTTTGGTGGCGTGAGACCGAAGCAGAACTCGCCGCCGCCGAAGCCGAGAAGGCTGAGAAGGCACGCCTCGCCGCTGAGCGAGAGGCCGCCATGGACGCCAAGCGCCGCTCCCCATTCTGAAACGGGACCGTTTGTTTTGACCGATGCTTTAATATAGGGGTGCACCCTACCCTTAACCATGGCCCGAACCATGATTGAAGCCGAAGTCCGAAACCGAATTACCCGTGCGAAGCACTCCCTCCCGAGTCTGCCCGCCATCATTGGGAACCACTTTGATGGGTTCATGTCCCACATCGCGTGCCGCATGATTCGCATTAACGACTACACGGGCATGACCGTGCGTGTCGCCAAGAATCAAACCGTCCACATTCGCATTCCCGTCTTTGTGCAGGCATGGAACCGCCGCACGGACAACGGTTGGCTCCCCGAGCAAGAGGGAATCATCTCGTTCACCATGGGCGGCATTGGAACCGACGGCGGCGTTCGCGCCAACCTGTGGACCGACGGTGAAAAAGTCATTTGAGCGACTCCTTCATATAGGTGGGGCGTCAAGTCCAAACCATGAGAACAACGACCGTTGAAATCAGCATTGGACAAACGACCATCCGAATTGAAGCGCCCGTGGACGCCCCCGTCATTGTGAACGGGAGCACCACCGCTCAGAACGAGACCATCGTGCATGAACGCAAGCCACGCAAGCCACGAGCGAGCGGCTACACCATCCCCGACCGAGCACCCGACCATTGTTCACAATGCGGGGCCGAAGGACGACGATGCAACCACGACCTCGGCGGTTGTGTTGAGTGTCGGTGAACCCAATGTGGACTGAACAACACCGCCCAGCGAACCTCTTTGAGGTCGTGGGCCAGCATCACATCATCAAGGTCCTGCTGGCCATGGTCCAGCGCCTCCACGAGGACGACGACGCCAGCGTGCCCCACATGCTCTTTGCAGGCCCCGCTGGGACGGGCAAGACCTCAACGGCCATCGCCTTCATGAAGCACGCCTTCGGCGACGCATGGGAGTCCAATTGGTTGGAACTCAACGCCTCAGACGAGCGCTCCATCGGAGTCATTCGCACCAAGGTCAAGGAGTTCGCCAGCCGTGGCGTTATCGGGACCTACACCACCCCCGACGGGGAGACGCGCCCGATGCCGTTCAATGTCGTGTTCTTGGACGAGGCCGACAACCTCACCCCCGACGCTCAGTCCGCTCTGCGGCGAACCATGGAGCGCTACAAACAGACCCGCTTCATCCTCTCGGCGAACTATCCGCAGAAATTGATTGACCCCATCAAGGACCGATGTGCGTTCAGCGACACGAGGTTTCAGCCCGTGTCCAATGAGGACATGAGAATCGCCCTCACCGCCCTATCGGACGCACTAAGCCCCGACGCCATGCACCTCCTGTGCAGGACCAGCCGAGGCTCCATGCGAAAGGCGCTCAACCTCCTGTGGACGCTAACCCGAATCAAAGGCCCCGTCCATGTGGACGATGTGAAGGACCTCATCACCACGATGGACCCCGACCGAACCAAGTCCCTATTGGCCAAGGTAGCCAAAGCCAAGAAGGCCAGCCGTGCTGATTCGCTTCGCCTGTTTAGAGAGGTGGACAAAGAGGTGGACGCCATGGCCAAGCGAGGCATGACGGGCGTGGAGATTCTCAACGCCTTCTATGACCTCGTGGCCTACGACTCGTCCATGCCCCTCGGCCTGCAACAGGCGGTCCTCTCAGGTCTCGGCGACGGCCTCTATTGGGCAAGTGTCGCTCAAGACGATGTGCTCGCCGTCAAGGCGTTCCTGCGAAAGGTGGTGCTATGAGCACCAACCTTATATACATGGGTCGCTCACAAAGGACCATGTGGGAAATCCTATCCTTCCAACGAGACTACGAGACTGCGGTTGAAGTCGCACGAGAATGCGAGAACTACCTTGCTATCCCATGCTACGCACGCAAGACTTGGCTTGACTTTTTCCTGTTCCGCTGGCGGGTCGTCTGCGAGCGCCGACACCTTGAGGACGGTTTCGTGTGGGAGCGAGCGCCATGAGCCACGAGGCGGACGACAACCCTCGCATCATTGAACTCATCAAAGAGCGCATGGCCGTCGGCGTGGACCGATACGGCCACGGGCTTCGCAACCAAGACGACACCACCCAATGGGGAACCAAAGAGGATTCATGGGTGGAGATGGCCATTGAAGAGGCGCTGGACATGTGCGTCTATCTATGCTCGGCCCTCATTCGGATTGAGAACGAACGCAAGGCGCTGAACGACAAAATCCGTGAAATGGAAATCAAGCACACCCAAATGCTCATGACGAGCAAGGGATTGGCCAAGACCCGACGCTCTGCTTGGGGCCGGTTTTGGAGGGGCAAGAATGACTCGTGAACCACTTCTCATCCTTGATGTGGCCGCCAAGGGCGACAAAGCGGAGTGGAGCACCGTGCTCCGATGCAAGCGTCGCAACGGCGACACCGTGAACCTGCAAGTGCATGGATGCAAGGCCGCCTTTTGGACGGCGAAGCCTGCTTCTGAACAACCGTGGGCGACCCGTGTTGATGGCGTCGTGAAGGTCGTTGGCTCCGATAAGACGAGCGTGGAGGGCACGCCCCTCATGGAGGTTGTCGTTGAGTCCCCGTTCCACATGCGTGAGGTTCGGGACTTCTATTATCCACACTACGCCGCCGACGCTCGCTGGTCGTCGCTGGTCCGCTGGATTCACGGCTGGGAGGCCGTCATTGAGGTGGACTTGACCAAGGACCTCGCCAACCTGCGACCCGTGAACATTCATCCCAGCGAGATTCCTGCCTCGGACTTCAACCCCTCACTCCTCTATTTTGACATTGAGACCGCCGACTCGCTGGACACCGAGAACGCTCCCGAACCCGTCGTGTCAATCGCCATCTATGACTCCGTGTCGGGCGTGCATGAAATCGCCACCACCTCGCCCACGAGCGAGCGGCTGGTCAAGCGGTTCCTCGGCTCGCAGGAGGCTCTTGAGTCCGTCGTGGAGCACGAGAACCCCATCCCCCCGATTGACCCCGATAAGGTGGTCGTGGTCAATTTTGACCATCCCAACCTGCTGGAACGAGAAGCCCGCCTCTTGACTTGGTGGGCTGACGCTCTGAGGCGGTATGACCCCGATGTGCTCGCAGGGCAGAACATCAAGGGTTATGACATTCCATACCTTTACAACCGAGCCAAGCGGCTCAAGTGGAAGGAAGGGTTGTCCGTGCCCAACCTTAGGGGCATGGCTCGGATGCCGACCTTTGACACCAAAATTGCCTACGCTGAGCAGGTCCAAGGCGCCGCCGCCACGACAGGAGCGGCCTCGCTCTCGTGGATGGCTCACTCAACGCTGGGCTACGGCAAGGTGCCCCGAACTCGCATCACCCAATTGATGCACGAGGACCCCATGATGCTCGCCGTCTATAACGCGTGGGACAATGTGTGCGCTCACCGTTGCATGGACAAATTGGACCTCCTGCCCTTCTATGTCATGAAAACGGCGTATCACAATAGCACCCTCCATAACTCGCACTCCAACATGATGCTCGTTGAGGACATGATGGGCCACCTGCTGATGAAGGAGAACATCATCCTCCCATCCGTGCAGGTCGTCGCCGACTCCATGCCTGAGGGCGGGATTGAGCAGGGCGGCTTTGTGATGGACGCCCCAACGGGTGTGTGGAAAAACGCCTTTGAATTGGATAACTCCATGGAATACCCTTCGGCCATCATCACGGGGAACTTCGGTCCCGACACCAAGGTGGACCCAGCCGACTATCCCGATGGCTTCCCGTTCCCCTACACCAAGACGCAGGGTGGTCGGTATTACCGCCGAGACAAAGAGTCCATCATGGCCCGAGTCCTTCGCAACCTCGCCAGCGCTCGGCAGGCGCTCAAGGCGGAGATGAGGAACGAGGAGAACTCCGACCGACTGCTCCTGCTGGACCGCCAGCAACGGGTTATGAAGGAGAATATGAACTCGTGGTATGGTGTGCTGGGTTCGGGACGAACCGAGAAAACACGCAACCGACCGTTCCGTCTCGCCGACCCTGAAATCGGGTCCGACATTACCGAAACCGCACGACTGCACAACGATTGGAACAAGCACTACATCAACAAGCGCACACTTTGGTTCTGTGATGAAGGGGTATATGTGGAAAAAGACTATATACCCCCATCCCTTAGGGCTATGGAACTCCGCTTCATGACGCTCTATCAAGACACGGATTCCTGCAAGGTGGCCATCGCCAACCACGACGAGGCTGAGGCGGCCATCCGACCGTTCACCGAGCGGGACATTATGGACATGGCTCAAATCCTGTGCTCGGAACTCAACGAATCGTTCCACGATTTCACCAAGGAGACGCTGAATGTGGCCAAGAACGAGTTCTTCAACATCAAACCCGACGCCTATTATGAGCGATATTTCCAATGGGGCGTCAAGAAGCGCTATGCCTATCGGGATTATTCGGGCAATCATGGCTATCGGGGCGTGGAACTGCGCCGTTCATCGTCTCCGCCCGTTGTGAAACGGGTTCAGCAGGCCATTTTTGACTGCATTTTGGACGGTGGAGAGGCGGTTGAGGTCGCTGAACTGCTCCGTGAGCACCATGAAATGATGCTTGACCCCGCCAAAACGGAGCAGAAGGACTTCGGCCAGCCGTTTGGATTCAAGAAAAAGGGCACTTTCGCCTACAAAGCGGCCATGTGGAGCAACGAAAACCTCGGCACGACCTTTGATTTGGGGGACAAGCCCCTCATTTTCTTCGCAAAATCGGCCCCAGCACCCCTCCCGAACAACCGCAGGGTCGCCGTGGAGTGGGGAGACACCCCCGACCAGCACGGTATTGAGGTGGATAGGCCCATGAGCATTGACGCTCTGTTCGCTCAGAGCAATTCGTTCGCCGCCATCCTTGGAGCGCTGGGGACAAATTGGGACCGTTGCATATCGGGGGTCGGCACCTCCACCTTGGATGAGTGGTTCTCATGAGACTCGGCAAGGAGCGTCAATGCTACCGCCTCCTGCGGGAGGAGTGTGGCTTCACCCACCATCAAGTGAGGACCTTAGCCTATCGGAACTTCCCGTCTCAGCGCTGGGTCCGAGCCATCGGCAAGGAGCGGACGACCTTCGTGGAGTCCATGCAGTCCGAGATTGAGGCCATCGCCCTACAATGTGTGCGTGAGGACCCTCGGGTTGCCGCCCGAGCAGTCTTGGCCTTGGTGTGGAACGACCGGAAGCAACCACCCGCCGTGTGTTGGACGGTTGTTTCTGAGGCCCTACAACGCATCGCCGAGGTTATGGAATGGGATAGGGCGGAGATTCGCAAGATGTGGTCGGTTGGCCGCTCGTTGCGTGAATGGGAAGCAAATCAAGGCCATAAACGGTGGACTGAGGACCACATTCGGACCTACCTCATCATCAAGGGTTATTTGCCCCCCGATGCACTTTGACCACCACTTTAATATAGGTGGTGTTCGTAGGGTAAAACATGGACCGAACCATAACCACCATTGAAGCCATGACCCAAGCCGTCGCACTTGCTGGCGGCCGAATGACCGAAGAGGCATACCTGCAAGGTGTGTGCGACCTCATCACGGCCAGCGGCCGTGAGACGACTGTGAAGTCGTTGAAGTCCAACGCATTCAGCGCCGCTCGCATGGACAAAGCGGGCGTCTGCCGTGTCTCCATCGGAGCCGACCGCCAAGTGTGGTCCAAAGCCCAAGCCGACATTCTTTTGGCCGGTGGCGCTCCCATGGTGAACTCCATGCCCTCCGCACCCTCCACCCCTGTTGGCGTCGTCCCAGCCGACGACACCCCCATGGCCACCGTCCAAGTCGGCGGTTCCTTCTATGGGGTCCCACGCAACAGTCCCGAGGCCGTTGCTGAATTGAGCGAATACCTCAAGTCGCTCATCCCTGCTCGCCGTGTGTTCGTTGAGTCGGACCGACAGGAATACCGCCTCTTGGCCAACCGCCTGCGCCGCTCCCTTGCTGGCGACACCATCAAGGCCCACATGCTCTGCGTCGGCCCCACGGGTTGCGGCAAGTCTGAACTCGCCAAGTCCTTCTTCCACGAGGTCCAGCGACCCCTGCTCCGTGTGAACTTGTCCGACGGCATCACCGAGGACCAATTCATCGGCTCCCGCACCCTGCGAGACGGCGAGGTCGTTTTCCAAGACGGCCTCCTCACCATGGCCGCCGAACTCGGCCTGCCCCTCCTGTGCGATGAAATCAACGCCGCTCGTGAGAACATTCTCATCGCCCTCAACGGGTTGATGGACACGGGCATGTTGGTCATTCCCGACGACAACAACCGTGTGGTCAAGGCCAAGGCTGGTTTCATGATTATTGGAACCATGAACCCACCCGAGGACTACGCTGGCGTGAACGAGATGAATGCGGCCACCAAGAACCGCTTCACCTATTCCATTCCCTTCACCTACCTCCCTCGGGACATGGAAGTGAAGGTCGTCATGCAACAAACGGGCTTCGCCGACGAGGAACTCGTGGGCAACCTCGTGGACCTCGCCAACGACCTCCGCCGCCTCAAGAAGGAGCACCAAATGGAGTCCGACACCTCCACCCGTATGCTCGTTCAATTGGTGGACGAGATGCAGGACCTCTCGCTCTCTGAAGCCGTGCGCTATGTCATGATTGGCCGCTACCTCCCCGACGAGATGGCGACCGTTGAGGCCGCCGCACGCGCTCGCCTTGAGGACTTCGCTTGAGACTTACCCCCAGCCGTGAACCAACGGCGGGGGAGCACACGGCTGGCTGGTTCGGCTCCGCTCCCTCGCCACCTTGGTTCATATAGGTGGGTCTCACCCTTGAGACCATGAAAGCCTACGGCCCACCACGGACTGCGGAACTTGAGCAACGGATTGAGGAACTTGAGGACCTCGTGCGCCGCCTGTGCAAGCACACGGGAATGCGTATGGAGACCCTCAAGGAACTGCACCGAGACCAACAAACGCTCATCCCACGCAAGCAACGAACCCTTGAGTGATTTGACATGGGAGTCATGACCGACGACGAGAGGACACCCCATTGTCCGTTCTGCGACGAACCCATGTGGGACCGCCGTGAAGCCAACATCGGCCTATGTGCTGGATGCTGGATGATGGGAAGGCGACTCTAATGCTCTTTGGACCCAAGGCGCCCATTGAGGGCGTCCGCCAATGGCTTCGGGACCCAATCCGCCCACTCATCCTCTTTGGCCCCGCTGGGAGCGGCAAGAACCACATTCTCGCCACCGTTGGAGCCGACTTGGAGATGGAGGCCGAGACCCACGAGGACCCTCTGAAAGCGATGGACAACGCACGCCACCCGACCTTCTTTGGAAAAGGCCGCTACGCCGTCGTGGACGACGCCGATTTCATCAGCAAGGGGTTGTGGACCAAGATAGCAAACGCGCTCCCTCACGCCCCTCCTACGGCCATTCTCGCCCAATCCCTCCACTCGGTCCCGTATCAAGTGCGAAGGTCATGCGTCGTGATTGAACTCAAGCGCCCGAGCGAACCGCATATTCGTTCTATGCTGAGCGACCACCCCCTATCGGCTGACATAGCCAAGACCGCCAAGTCGTGGCGGCAGGCTATCCTCGCCGCTGAACTCGGCGTGGTTCCGAGCACCGAGGACCTCGGGTTCGTCCATGCACGAGACCAAGCGAAGGCCGTCCTTGCCGGTCGGCTCACCCACGACTTTGACACTCACCCGCTCTCCGTGCTGGGCATGGCTCATCACAACGGGACGCCACCCGAGCAAGTGGCCCGTGGACTGATGATGCACTCCCATGCGTGGGACATTGACCACCTCTCCACCGTATCGCGGCGCTACATCGCCACGCTTCGTTCAGACCGACAGGACAACCCACCCTATCAAAGCCGATAGGTCGCTACCTTAATATAGGTGGTGTGCGTAGGACCAAACATGACCCAACCATGGAACCCCCGAACCCAGCGTGCCTATCAGCACCACCTCGGCAACCTCGCCAAGGTGTTGAGCGGCCAATACGAAGGCAAAGGCCGAGCAGTCAAGCGTTTGACCGTCGGACCTTCAGAACCATGTGCAACCGACGGCGAGACCGTTTTCCTGTCCTACCCCATCATGGAGGGCATCAATGACAACATGAACCTCATCCTCTCCGAGGCCATCCTCGCTCACGAGGCCGCTGGCCACTTGCGCTACACGAACTTCAACGCATGGAAGTCCATGACTGACGGCATCAAGCGTGGCGACGAGGACCGTCTGCTCCACGACTTCGTGAACATCTTTGAGGACGCCCGTGTGAACTACCTTCTCGGCAAGGACTTCGCCGGTTCCAAGAAGCGCTTGGACATGGCCCAGCGCATGATGATGGCCCAGCACAAGGCTGGTGTCGCCGGTCGTGTCATTGAGGACCACGAGGCCGCCAAGATGGGCGTTATCGCCATCGCCACCGAAGCCATTCTCGGTGTCGGCCACTTCATCAACCACCCAAAGGTTATCGCTATGATGGACGAGGCTCGCCCTCTGTTCGCCAACGCCTTGGCCTGCAAGAACACCGGCATGGTCGTCAAGGGCGCTCGTGCCGTGTTGGCCATTTACCGTGAGCACTTCCCCGAGGACGAGTGCGGCGGCTCTGAATACGGTGCCTCCACCTCCCCCGAGGGCGAGGGCCTGTTCTCCGACGACATGAACATTGACAACATAGAGAAGTCGGCGAACTCCCAAAAGCGAGACAAAGTGAAGGCTCAAGACGCCCCAGCCAAGCGCTTCAAGGACCTCTTGGACAAAATGCCCATGGGCGACTCCACCCAAGACGGCGACGGCCCCGCTGAGGGCGACGCTGACGGCGACGGAGAGGCCGCTGGTGGCGAGTCCGGCGACGGTCAAGAGGGCGGCGAGGCTGGCTCTGAAAGTGGCGACGGCGACGGCCAAGAAGGCGGTGCCGGTGGCGACGGTGGCGAGTCCGGCGACGAGTCCGGCGACGGTCAAGGCAAGGGCGCCAACGCTCTGCCCGAGACGGCCGACGACGACCTCGGCCACGGGACCTACACCCGTGAAGGCGACAACGATGAGGCGGACTACCTCGGTGGCTCCACGGGGTCATTCAACGCCCTCTTTGAAGGCGAGGACCTCGCTGAGAACTTGCTGGCTGAGGCTCAAACCGTCTTTGACGGCGCCGACGACCTGTGGTTCCCCGAGGACGCCGACCTTGGAGACCTCACCATTGACCACGCTCCCGAGTCCACGGGCGAGCGTGTGAACGACGGTGGCCACCTCATCATCACTCAAGAGAACGAGGATTGGCGAACCTACGGCATGAACTCAGCGGCCGACTACGACCGTGTGAAGGCACAAACCAAGGGCGCCGTGAAGCGTGTCGCCAAGACCTTGGAGAACCTCATCAAGGGCGCCGACACTCGCTTCACCACCCACCATAAGCGTGGGAACTTGGACGACCGCCGCCTGTGGGCCGTGCGCTCCTCCGACCGCCTGTTCACCAAGCCCAAGGTCTATGAGGACTTCAAATTGCGATGCGTCATTCTCATTGACGCCTCGGGGTCCATGTCGGGTCGCCGTGCTCGCCAAGCCGCTGAGGCCGCCGTGGCGCTCTCTGAGGCCATGGAAGCCGTCGGGGCGGACTACGAGGTGGTGGACTTCAATTCGTCCAACGGGAGCGTCCGTGGCTATGAAAACGGGGCAACCTACATCAATGTGCGAAAGGGCGCCAACCAAAGCCTCACCCAAAAAGTCAAGCAACAAATCTGCACCCCGTTCGCCGGTTCGCAGAACTCCGACGGCTACGCCGTGAAGTGGGCCATGAACCGCACCAAGCAATTCGGCCGTCCCGACGCTCGCCGTATGGTGTTCATCATCAGCGACGGCTCGCCATGTGGCCCCTCTCCTCGGGGCATGGGAAGCGGCGCTCACCTCGTTCAAGTGCTTGAGGACGCTGAGAAGGACGACTGCATTCTGTTCTCGGTCGGCATCGCTGGGATGGACACGAGCCGCTGGTATGCAAACCACGGCCACGCCTCCGTGCGGAGCATTGAGAACCTCGCTGGGGACATTCTGCTCCCCTTGAAGGTGGCCCTCAAGAAGGCCCTCAAGAAGAAGGTGGTGGTTCAATGAAGCGCAAGGTTCTCATCCCAATCAACGACGACTCGCCCAAGCGCCGCACGGGCACCTACAACCTACAAGAGAGCGAACGCCACGCCCTTGCGTTTGAGAAGGTGGCCTATCACCCGAACAAACCCATGCTCGGCTTTGTTGATGGGGCAGACCGCTACACCGAGAACCTCGGCTGGGGCCATGTGAGTGAATGGGGCAACGAGGCCGTGATGAGAACCGTGCACGCCATCGCTGAGACGCCCATGCTCGGCGAGATTGTTATTCAGCAGAATAGCGAGTGGGCGGACACCGACGAAGCGATTCAGATTGGCGTTCTTTGGCCGACTGACCGCGTGCCTCAAGGCATATTCATGCGTGGTCTCGGGTGTGCCCCAAAGCACCGCATGAAAGTGTGCGCCAAGTCAATTTCACCACGGGCGGCTCACGAGTTCCAAGTGGAACTCATGGGTGGTGAGGACGAGCGCAAGAACGCCGTTCACACCCGCCTCTCGCAAGTCATGCACCGCCTGCTGGCGTTCGTCGCCAATTGCGATGTTGGGGACGCAGGAGCGTTTGGGATTGAAGGCGAGGAGGAGTCTCTTGAGTCGTTTCTTAGGGACTGCATGTTCCACGGTGGAGCGGGGTTCAGCGGGCGCGTCTTTGCCCCCGCTCGGTGTCAAACGGCCATTGTGAACCACACACTCAGCCCTCAGATGCGGCGTGGATGGGCCATGGGCGAGGAGATTTGGACGGACAACCCTGTTCCATGGGGTGGTGCCTCGCCAGCCGAGGAGGAAGAGTCGCCTGTTCCCACCGTTGCTCGTGAACACCCTCCGATTTACAAAGAGAAGCGACCCTCGCTCCACATTGACCTCGGTGGCGACTTTTGGGTTGAGGAGACCCGTTGTCCGTCCTGCTCCCAAAGGCTTATCATTCACGCTCCCGCCTCTATGTGTCCCAGCGGACGACCCGTTGGGCTGACCGTCAAGTGCGGCGACTGCAAGCACTCGTTTGGTTGGCCTTGAACGAGGTGTCCTTTGCGGCACACTTAAATATAGGGACCTCCTACGGTCAAATGGAGCGGACAAACATGAAAATCCCCAAGCCACTACGCCAAGCCATCGTGAGCCGACTGCGCTCGGAGCCACGCCCCCAAAGCGCCAGCGAACTCACCGCACCCGTGAACGACTCGGTGAAGCCATCATACCGCAAGACGGCCAAGCAAATGGCCTTCGTCCTCAAGCAAATGAAGCGAGACGGCGATGTGGTCGTGGCGAGGGCAGTCAAGAACGGCATGACCGCCCACGGCAACGAGCGTTCCCGCGTGGAATACACTCTCAACCACGAGGTCCACGACCCCGACATTGTGCAGGAGGGGAGCGAGTGAGCACCCGACTGTTTGACGGCCCCCTCCCCGAGCATGTCGTGGAGAACCTACAACGCGGTGTAGCCCCACACGAGAAGCGTGTGGTTCTGAACCTCGCCAATGTCTCCCGCATCGTGAACACCGAGAACATGACCATCCGAACCTACGACGACTTCAAGCACGATTGGCGCTACACGAAGTCCATCTATGGGACGATTGGCCAGCACTCCTGCTACCTCTGCGGCAACAACCGGATTCGTGAACTGTGTCATGTGCACGACGCCGTGCAGGACCGAACCATCATCGTCGGCAACGAGTGCGTGTGGAAGCACACCGACATTATCACCGAGGCCGCCGAGCACCTGACGGGCGACGCCAAGAAGGACTTCCTCAAGGCCGCCATGGCCAAGGCCAAGGCCAAGTTCATGCGTGAGAAGTTCGCTCGTGAAGTGGACCTCACCCATTGGGACGAATACCGAGACTACGCCACGGGCGCTCGTGAAGGCTGGCCCGTCTTTGGGAAGGAGAACCGCACCTACGCCAAGCGAGCAGACCGCATGATTAACGAGCGAGGCTACCTCACGGGCAAGACCGAGGAGTGGTTCATGCTCAAGCGCCGAGACTTCCGTGCTGATGTGTTCCGCTGGAAGGAGGAGGCCAAGAAGGCTCACGCCGAGCGCCTCCACCTCAACGCTGAGGCCGCCCGACGACGCAAGGAGCGGGACACGGACGCCACCAATTTCAGAGCCAACGCCGAACGCGGTGTGGACGACGGCAGGGTGTCTCCTGTGCTCGCTAAGGGCATCGCCAGCGTGGAGCAAGGGATTCGCCGCTACGGTCTCCACGGCTTGAAGTGGGGCCTCAAGGACACCTACGACGCCATCATGGCGGGCCTGCTGGGCACGCCAGCGGTGGACGAACCCATTGAGGTGTTCAACGCCCACTACGACGACCTCACGCCTTGGGAGCACTCGTTCCTGTTCTCCATCAGCGAGAAGCGCACCAGCCTCGGTCTGCCCCTCACACCCAAGCAACAGAAGGTCTTTGACAAAATCAAGAAGAAGGTGGCGGCTTGACACGGTGGCTCCTCAACCAGCCGATACCTCGGAGCGTGGTGGTTCCCACCAACCCGACCGTGAACGCCGAGACTCGTGAAGTCCCCGTCTCAGGTGTCGGCACCGTGCCGTATTGCCCGAACTGCGGGCGCCACGGTCCGATTGACGCCTTGACGCTGGGCGACGGTGCCTCATGGCCCAACCTCGCCGTCCTATGCGGGCGCGTAGGCCACGAGGGGTGTGGAATCTATTGGTGCTTGGCCGCTCGGCCACCCCACGATTTGCGACTCTTGGACTGATTTCAGTTCTTTTCGGCGACACCTTAATATAGGGGTGCTCCTATGGCTATGCAAGGAGAGATACAAAATGACCTACCACCTGACCCCAGCACAGAAAACCACCCGAGCCAAGAAGCACTACATCGGAGCCTTGCACCACAAAGCGTTCCGCATGGGCCGCTCCACGGTGATTGACGCACACTCTTGCGTTGAGACCGACGCACTCACCACCACCGAGGCTCAAATCCTCGTCGCCAACAAAATGGCCTTGCTCAACATCATGGACGACGGCCGCATTTACCTCAGCGAGACCCTCCACGGCGCCAAGCACCACGGCAAGCACCACCAATTGGTGTCCGAAGGCGGCAAGGTCCTTTCGTCCTACGACCGCTCTCGCGGCGTCGCCGTGGACATGGACGAGGTGTTCACCGCCTGCTCCAAGTTCGCATACCGCTTCTTCATCGGCAAGATGTATTGAGGCTTGAACGAGTCGCTCGGCGGGAGCGGGGGAGACCCCGCCCGCCCCCTTGGGGGGTATTCCCATCTGTTTTGTGAGATAGGTATATATAGGGGGAACCCCTACGCCTAAACATGCAAGCAAATGCGAACCCCAGCCCAGCCCGAGAAGCAATCCGAGACGCCTTCAAGCGAGCGCTCACTCACCAATTGTTCACCCCCGACTACGAACCCCTGTCCTGCATGAAGCAACAGGTTGCCTACGCCATGCGCCAAGCCATGAACGAGTCCCAAGTGTGGAGCCAATTTGAGTGCGCCCCACAGACGCCCGAGCGCCGCCAAATCGCTAACTTCCTCCGTGTGAACGCCGAGGCTTGGCTCAACGGCTCCGATGAAATCGTCGTGCCCGCTTGGGAGTGAGGCTTGAACGAGCGCAACGGTTTCAAACCCCGCCACCCCCTCGTGGGACCATGGCGGAGGGCGAGACGGGTCGGCTGACCCCCGAGCAGGCTCGGGAGATTGCCCTTTACCCCGACCGCTGGTCGTGCTTCTTCCGCACGATTGACGGCAAGCCCTTCCGCTTGGACGAGCGGGACTACCTCGTGGAGATTTACCGGCACTTCGGTGCCTTGGAGAAGAACGACGCCACCAAAATGGTGGTGCTCAAGTGCTCTCGCAAGGTGGAAAAGACCGAGACCATCTGCAACCTCCTCCTCTATGGCCTGCTCAACATACCGTATTTCAACGCCGTTTATACGGCCCCTCGCCAGCCGCAGGTGAGCCGTTTCGTTGAGGAGCGGTTCAATGGGGCCATGATGGGTTCCATCAACAACGGGACGCTTCTGAACGCCCGTGTCAAGACCTCCGTGAGCCACCAAACCTTTGATGTGGGAGCCAAGACGCTGAACCACCTCTATGCCTATTCCAATTGGGGCGACGCTCACGCCCTGCTGGGGATTGAGGCCGACCTCTGTTGCATTGACGAATACCAAGACTCCGACTCCGATGTGCTCCCGATGCTGATTGAGATGCTCGCTCAGTCCGACTACAAATGGGTGGTCGTGTCGGGAACGGCTCGTGAGCAGGGGTCCGAGTTCTGGAAATTGTGGGAGAAGTCCAGCAAGGGTGAGTGGGACGCCGAGGCTGGGAAGTGGGTTCACGGTCCGAGCAAGGCCAACATCGTGGGCTATCACATATCGCAGGAGATGCACCCCGACATTACCGCCAAGGACATAGCGCAGAAGAAGGAGACCTACACGCCCCGCCGGTTCGCCAACGAGGTGCTCGGCGAGTTC